GGGCGCGAGGCGCGAAGCGTTTGCGGGGCTAAACGGTTAGGACAGCCTAAACCTGCGGGGCTAAACGGCGCGGGGTTTGCAGACGGAGCCATGTTTAGCCTGACGACGACCGAGCTTGCAGCGAAGCTGAGCCTGACCAAGGGCCGGATCAGCCAGTATGTGAGCGCGGGGCGGCTGGACGGGTGTTTTTCGGGCGATGGCCGGTCGCGGCGGTTCGATCCGGCTTTGGTCGCCGATGCGCTCGGCCGGTCGCTCGACCTGGGACAAATGCTCGGGAACGGGCGGGCGACGAAGGCGGCGCTGCGGTCGATCCAGGCGGAAGAAAGTCCGCCGGCTGCACATGCGACAGCGCCGCCGGTCCAGCGTGACGGGCGGCTGCCGGATGGCGATCCTGATCGCTATGAGCTGGCGCGGACCCAGACGGCCGAGGAAAACCTGCGGCGGATCCGGCGGGACAATGAGCTGGCCGAGGGGCATTATGTGCTGGCGGCCGAGGTCGAGCGGGCAACGACCGCCATGTTGTCGCGCGAGCTCGGCGCGGTTGAGGGCGTCCTGCGCGACGGGGCGCGGGCCATCGCCGACGAACTCGGGGTCGATTTCAAGCGGGTCCGGGCGATCCTCCTGGATCATTGGCGGGCGCATCGGAACGCGCGGTCGGGCGAAATGGCGGCGGAAGCCGGGGCGGCCGAACTGTCGGCCGATGAATCGGCGGCTGATATCTGATGGGGTTCCTGGCGCCGGCCTTGGCCGTTGTCCTAAGGGCAGCGGCGCGGCAGATGTTGCCACCGCCGCCGCCGGATATCGCACGCTGGTGCGAGGAGAATATCGTTTTCGACGATCGGTCACCGTTGCCCGGTCCCTATCGCGGCGCCCGGTTTCCGTTCCTGCACGAAATCCATGACTGCCTGTCGCCGGAGCATCCGTCGACCGAGGTGACGGTGGTCGGGTCGGCGCAGATCGGCAAGACGGTGTCGATCATCCAGCCGACGCTCGCGGCGTGGTTCGAGCATACGGCGCTCGATGCGCTGGTCGTCCATCCGACGATGACGTCGGCCAGGGAATGGGCGCTGAACAAATGGGGCCCGTTCCGGCGGCAGACGCCGGCGCTGCGCAGGATCTTCGGCGACGGTCGCGGCGGCGACAATGTCGATGCGATTTACAACCAGGAGACGCTCGCGCGGAACGGGTCCTTGAAGATCGCTTCGGCCGGATCGCCCGCCGACCTGACCGGGACGACGCGGCGGCTGGTCGTGCAGGACGACCTCGCCAAATGGGAAATGACGGACAAGGGCGATCCCGAGGCGCTGTCGGAAAGCCGGGCCAAGGGGTTCGGGGTCGACCGGAAGATCCTGCGGGTCTCGACGCCCTTGATCAGCGGCACCTGCCGGATCACACGGGCGTTCCAACGCTCGGACCAGCGGCATTACCATGTGCCCTGTCCGCATTGCGGCAACGAGGCGCCGCTGACCTGGGAGAATTTCCGCAAGAATCTTGACCCGGAACGGCTGAGCGCGGCGCATTTTACCTGCGACGCCTGCGGATGCGTCATCGGGCACGGCGACAAGGAAAAGATAGTCGGTCTTGGCCGGTGGGTGGCGCGGAACCCTCGCGGCGATCATCCTGGCTTTCACCTCTGGCAGGCTTACGTCCCGCATCTCGACTGGGCCGATGTGGCCTTTGCCTATGCGAAAGTGATGGGCTGGACGCGGCTGAGCCTGACCGGCGAGACGGAAGCGGCGGTGGCCGAGAAGGTCGAGGCCGAGACCGAGCAGGTTTTCTACAATGACACGCTCGGCCTGCCCTACGAACAGGCATCGAAAGGGCCAAACTGGGAGGCGCTGAAGGCGCGGGTCGAGAATGCTCCCGAGGGCGAGGTGCTGGACCTGGGCATTTTGCCGGCGACCGGGTTTATCCTGGGAGCGGGCGTTGACTGCCAGGACGACCGGATCGAGGTGCAGATCGTCGCCTTCGGCCGGAATTACCGGCGCTGGACCGTTGACTATAGGGTGATCCAGCATCCGATTTCGAGCGATGAGGGGCGCGCCGCGCTCAATCATTTGCTGAAACACCGCTGGCGCACCGAACGCGGGCTTTTGGTTGCGATCGACAAGCTGGCGATCGACAGCAGTGCCTTTACGTCGGACGTCTGGTCCTGGGTCAAGGAGGCGCGGCATCCCTGGTCGCGGGTGATCCTGGTCAAGGGGGCATCGACCCAGACCGGGCCGATCATGAAGCCGATGTATGAGGACGTGCGGCGCGACGGGAAAGTGCGGCGCAAGGACAAACGCGGCTGGATCATCAATGTGAGCCAGCTGAAGGCTGATTTTTACGGATGGCTGGCGAAAGATGACCCGCTCGAGCGCGGGTTCTGCGCCTTTGCCAGAGGCCTCGGCGACGAGTTTTACCGGATGATCACCGCCGAGGTGCGCGTCCTGAAGCGCAATCGCTTTGGCGTCATGGTCAGCCAGTGGGATCTGGCGGAACCGGGGCGGCGCAACGAAGCGCTCGACACGATGAATTACGCCGAGATTGCCGCGCGGCAGTGCGGGTGGGCATCGAATACCGATGCGCAATGGGAAACGCTTCAGGCCGAGCGCGGGGCAGCCCCGGCCGAGCCGCAAGGCGACCTTTTCGAGGCGGGATCGGCGGCAGACCTGCCGGTTGCCGGGGCGAAACCTGCACCGGCCGCCGCGCCGGCGAAGCGCGATGACTGGATCGAGGAAAGGAAAGACTGGATATGACGATCTATGTGCAGTCGGACCTCGACGCGCTCGACCGGATGATCGCGTCGGGCGTCCTGTCGACGACCTATGACGGCAAGCGGATCGAATACCGCTCGATGGCCGATCTGCGCGCGGCGCGGGCCATGGTTGCGGCATCGCTGGCGGCATCGGCGGGCACGTTGCCTGACCGCAACCTGACCCCGACCTATTCCAAGGGCGTCTGACGACGATGAACATCCTGGACCGCGTCATTTCTGCCGTTTCGCCCGCCGCCGGGCTGCGGCGTGCGCGGGCACGGGCCGCGCTTGGTGTCCTGATGAATTATGACGCGGCGACGGTCGGGCGGCGCGGCTCGTCCTGGCGGCCGACCGGCACCGATGCCGATGGCGCGGCGGGGCGGCGGGCGCGGCTTGCCTGGGTCAGCCGGGACATGATCCGCAATACGCCGCTTGCCACGCGCGGGCAGGCGGTGATTGCCACCAATATCGTCGGCGACGGGATCATTCCGAAAGTGTCGGGCGGCACGAAAGGCCAGGCGGCCGACCTGCGCCAGCTGGTGAGCGAACATCTGGACACGGTCGCGATCGACGCCGACGGGCGCCAGAACATGTACGGGTTGCAGCGGCTAGCCGCGATGGCCATCGTTGCCGATGGCGAGGTCTTCATCCGGCGCCGCTACCGCGCCGAGCGTGACGGGCTGCCGCTGCGGCTGCAATTGCAGGTGCTCGAGGCGGATTTCCTCGATTCCGGCAAGAGCGGGACGGCCGACGGCAACGAGATCCGCGAAGGGATCGAGTTCGACGCGATCGGGCGGCGCGTCGCCTACTGGATGTTCGACCGGCACCCGGGCGCGATGGGATTGCGCCAGATCGGCCATGGGTCGCACCGCGTTCCGGCGTCCGAGGTCCTGCATGTCTATCGGCAGGACCGGCCGGGGCAGATGCGCGGCGTCAGCTGGTTCGCGCCGGTGGCGCTGCATCTGCAGGATGCGGCCGACCATCAGGATGCGCAGCTGATGCGCCAGAAAATCGCCGCTTGTTTCGCTGGATTTATCACCAGCGATGACGGCGAGCCGGACAAAATGCCGGATCTCGGTGGCACGATCACGCCCGGAACGCTGCGCGCGCTGAAGCCGGGCGAAGAGCTGGTCTTTTCGGCGCCGCCGAAGGTCGACGGATACGATGAGTTTACCAAATGGGTGATGCGCTCGGTCGCGGCCGGGCTTGGCATCACCTATGAGGCGCTGACGAACGACCTGTCGAACGTCAATTTCACGTCCTACAAGGCCGGCCGGATCGAGATGGACCGGAATGTCACCGCCTGGCAATGGCTGATGATCATCCCGCAGATGATGCAGCCGATCGGGCGCTGGATCATCGCGCAATGGGCGCTGGAGCGCGGGACCGTGCCGGCGCGCGGCCTTGGCCTTGACTGGACGCCGCCGGTTCGGCCGCTGATCGATCCGGCGCGCGAGATCGGCGCGATGCGCGACAAGGTGCGCGCGGGGTTCGCCAGCCGTCAGGCGACGATCCGCGAATTGGGCGAGGACCCGGAAAAGGTTCTGGCTGAGCAGGTCGAGGATGCGGATGCAGCCGATGCGGCCGGACTGAAATTCGACAGTGACGCACGGAATGCCGCGGCCGGTGCGCCGGCGTCGGGCAACGGCATGACGGGCGATCCGGGGGCGGATCCGGGCACCGGGCAGGACAAAAATCAGAAGGGGGCGCAGAATGGCGGCCAATGAGATCCATCTTTACGGCACGGTCGGCGCGAGCTGGTGGGACGAGGACTGGTTTTCCGCCAAGACGGTGCGCGAGGCCCTGTCTCAGATTTCGGGCGACGTGATCGTCCGGATCAATTCGGGCGGCGGCATCGCGACCGAGGGCCAGGCGATCTATACGATGCTGGTCGATCACCCAGGCAAGGTTACGGTCATCGTCGACGGGGTCGCGGCATCGGCCGCGTCGCTCATTGCGATGGCGGGCGACGAGATCGTGATGCGGCTTGGGTCGTGGATGCTGATCCATGATCCGGCGACGCCCTGGACCGAAGGGCGCGGCACCGAGGCCGACCACCGGAAAGAGGCGGAGATCCTCGGCGTCATCTCGAATGCCTATGCCGATATCTATGCAGCGCGGAGCGGTCTTGGCCGCGAGGAAGCCCGCGCGGTGATGACCGGCGAGACGGTCCTCGACGGGCCCGCGGCGGTCGAGATGGGCTTTGCCACCAGCTACGACGGCGACACGCAGGCCGCTGCCGCCGCCGCCTTTGATTACCGCATCTATGCCCATGCGCCGGAAGAGCTGCGCCGGGCATCGACGAAGTTCGGCCGCGCGCCGAAGAAAGAGGCCGTCATGGCCATGATCGCGGGGCGTCCCCGCATGAAACGAGAGGAGCCTGCTATGGCTGACGTGAAGGACAAGGCGCCGGCCGCAGCCGGCAAGGACGATGAGACCACTACCGTGACCACGACGACGGCGGTCGCTGAACCGGTCGCGGGCGCGGAGGTCGTCGCCGGTGAGCGCAAGCGCGTTGCGGCGATCATGAACATGGCGTCGATGGCCGGCCTGGCGATGGATTTCGCGCAGCGCCATATCGCGGCGGGCAGCACGACCGAGGTTGTGCTGGACGAGATCATGGCGGAAAAGGCCAAGGCCGGCGGTGCTGCCCCGGTCCAGCCGGGCGCGCCGACGGCGCGGATCGTCCGCGACGAGCGCGACACGATGCGCGAGGGCATGACGGCCGGTCTTTATGCGCAGCTGAGCCGCAAGAAGCCCGAGACCGACAAGGCGCAGCCCTACATGGCCCTGTCGCTGGTCGAGATGGCGGCGGCGACCATCGATCATCGCGGCCCGATCCGCACCGCGCAGGACAAGCACGACATCTTCATGGCGGCGAGCCATTCGCGGTCGGATTTCACCGGCATTTTCGAGAATGCGCTGAACAAGGCGCTTCTCGACCGCTATACGGTGGCCGAGCCGACCTATCGCGCCATTGCCCGCGAGAAATCCTTCAACGATTTCCGCGTGCATCCGATGGTCAGGGCCGGAGACTTCCCGAAACTGCAGCCGGTCGCCGAGAATGGCGAAATCAAGTTCGGGACCTTCGGCGAGCGCCGCGAGACGGCTATCTTGTCACCCTATGGCGTCGGCCTCAGGATCTCGCGCCAGATGATGATCGATGACGATCTGAGCGCGATCAACGATGTGGTTGGTGACTATGGCTCGTCCATCGCGGATTTCGAAGAGGAGACCTTCTACACGTTCATGGCATCGTCGACCTTGTCGTCGGACGGGGGCGCGATCTGGCAGGCGGGTGCGGCGCGGGCGAACCAGGCCGCGACCGGCACCGCGATCACGGTCGCGGCGATCGGCGCCGGCACGGCGGCGATGCGCAAGCAGGTGACGATCGACGGCAAGAAAATGAACCTTGCCCCGACGATCCTGCTGGTCGGGCCGGACAAGGAGCTGGAAGCGCGCCAGCTGCTGACGGCTATTGCCGCCAATGACACGGTCAAGGTTAACCCCTACTCGGGCAAACTCGAGGTGATCGTTTCGGCGCAGCTTTCCGGTCTTGGCTGGTATCTCTTTGCGGATCCGCGTCGGGCCGGCGGACAGTGCTTTGTCTATGGCTACCTGTCCGGATCGACCGGGCCGCGCATCCGCACCGACGAGCCTTTCGGCCAGCAGGGCTGGGCCATGTCGGTCGAGCATGATTTCGGCACCGGCGCCGTCGATTTCCGCGGCACCTACAGAAATACCGGCGCGTAAGCGCCCGGCGAGACCTGACGAAAGGGCGGCCTTGGGCCGCCCTTCGTCTTTCCGCAACCCTTTCGGGAGCAACCCACATGAAAAACTACGTCCAACCGGGCGCGACGCTGACGCTGACCGCCCCCTATGCCGTCGCCTCGGGCGCCGGTCTCCTCGTCGGCTCGGTCTTTGGCGTCGCGACCGGCACGGCCGCGCTTGGCGCGCCGGTCGAGGCGCAGCTGCGCGGTGTCTTTGACCTGGCGAAAACCGCCGGTCAGGCCTGGACGCAGGGCGCGAAACTCTACTGGGACGATACCGCGAAGGCGGTGACGACGACCGTCGGCACCAACAAGCTGATCGGTGTCGCGGCCCAGGCGCAGGCGGCGGGCGATGTGATCGGCCGTGTCCTCCTGACCGCCGCCTTTACCATCTGACCCTGCGATGAGTGCCTTTGCCGCCGCCGTGGATGCGATCTTTGCCGATCCCAACATGGCGGCGGATGCCATCTGGCGCGAGGATCGGGTGGGCCCGCCAGTCACGGTGCGCGTCATCCGGAAATCGCCAGACCAGATCGCCGAATATGCCGAGGCGCGGATGATCCTGCCATCGACGATGGTGGATGTCCGGGTATCGGATCTGCCGGAGCCCGAGGCCGGCGACATGATCACCATTCAGGGCGAGGATTTCATCATCCAGGGCCAGCCGCGGCGCGACCGTGAGCGGCTGGTCTGGACCATCGGACTGGTGGCGCCGTGAGGCTCGATATCGAGATTTCCGGCGATCTGGACAGACTGATGGCGTCCGAGATCAGGGCGGGCGCGCGGGCGGTCAAGGGCGGCGTCGCCCAGGCGGCGGGCGAGCTGAAGGCAAACTGGCGGGCGCAGATCGTCTCGGCCGGGCTTGGTGCAGGCCTGTCGAAGACGGTGCGGAGCGAGGTCTATCCGCCGGGGCGGCCGAGCATGAATGCCGCGGCAATGGTCTATACCAAGTCGCCGAAGATCATTGCGGCGCATGAGACCGGCGCGACGATCCGGGCGCGGGATGGTATATGGCTGGCCATTCCGACGCCTGCGGCCGGTAAGGCGCGGGGCGGCAAAAGGTTGACTCCAGGCGAATGGCAGTTTCAGAGCGGCAAGTTGCTGCGGTTCGTGCCGACGGGACCGGGGCGGGCCGTCCTGGTTGCCGATGGTGTCAGGACGCGCCGATCGACCGGGAAGGCGGTCCCTGACCGGCGGCGCAACCTGAAGCGCCAGACGACGCCAGTCCCGATCTTCATCCTGGTGCGGCAGGTCAAATTGCCGAAACGTCTGAACCTGATTGCCGCCGGCGTTGCCGCGCAGGCCAGATTGCCCGGCCTCATCTCTGGCCTCTGGGATCACGCCTGATGTCGGTCCGCGAAAATATCCTTTCGGCGCTTTTCCACGCGGTGAGCGATGCGGTCGACACCAATGTGCTGATCTCTGTCGCCCGCGACGAGGTCGTGCCCATGTCGCTGCCAAGCCGGGGCCTTGTCATCATCCGCGACGGCGATCCGGGCGAGCCGGAGGTGACATTGTCGCCGCTGATCTATCACTACGAGCATCGCGCCGAAATCGAGGTCATGGTGCAGGGTGACGGCGCCGATCGGATCGCCCGCTTTGACCAGGTCTGCGGCGCGATCGGTGCTGTCCTTGTCGCCAACCGGACGCTTAGCGGCGCCTGCGACTGGGTCGAGGCGGCGGCCCCGGTGCCGTCCGACCTGCCGGTTGACGGGGCCTATCCTGTCCGGGCCGCGACGATCGCGGTCACGCTCCACTACTCAACACCAGATCCCCTGAACTGAGGAGACTATCATGGCGCGCGCTATGGGCGCGCGGGTGCAGATGGCACTCGCGTATGAGAGCACGTATGGCACTGCACCGGCGAGCGGCTATTTCCAGATGCCGCTTGCTTCGACCACGCTTGGCATGGAGCAGCCGCTGATCGACAGCGAGTTGCTGGGCTACGGCCGCGATCCATTGGCACCGCAGCGCGATGCGATCACCGCCGACGGCAATGTCGTGGTGCCGGTCGACAGCGACGCGATCGGCCATTGGCTGAAGCTCGCCTTTGGCCAGCCGACGACGATCGGCACGACGCCGAAGACGCATACCTTTACCTCGGGGTCCTGGGTGCTGCCGTCGGCCTCGGTCGAGGTCGGCAACCCGGATGTGCCGGAATATCGGATGTATTCCGGGGTTCGGGTCGATACGCTCGATTTTACCATGCAGCGGTCGGGGCTGTTGCAGATGACGGTCGGGCTGATCGCGCAGGGCGAGGCGGCAGCGGCCGCGAGCGCCGCCGGGACGCCCGCCGCGATCGCGGTGCAGCGGTTTGGCCATTTCAATGGCGCAATCAAGCGAAATGGCACGGCGCTGGCCAATATCGTCTCGGGCCAGGTGACATATGCCAATGGCCTTGACCGGGTCGAGACGGTGCGCGCCGATGGCAAGATCGACGGACTCGATCCCGGCATGGCGAGCCTCAAGGGCAAGATGGTCACGCGGTTCGCGGATACCGTGTTGAAAACGCAGGCGCTGAACGGTCAGGCCTGCGACCTGGAATTTTCCTGGACGATCAGCGCCAATGTGGCCCTGAAACTGACCGCGCATGCGGTCTATCTGCCGGTGCCCCGGGTCGAGATCCCGGGCCCGCAGGGATTGCAGGCGGAATTTGACTGGCAGGGGGCGCAGGGGATCAGCCCGGCGCGGCTTTGCACGGCGGTCCTGACGAACAGCGTGGCATCCTACTGATGCTGCGGTTGAAATTCAGCCGCGATCCGGCGTGGCACGAGCTGGCGCCGGGGGTGCGCGTCCTGGTGCGGCCGATCACGTCGGGGATCATCGGGGCGGCGCGCGCCGATGCGCATGCCCGATCGGAGGGGGCCGATGTCGGCGCCTTTGCCATCATCCTGTCGGCGGCGGTGGCGCGGATCGCCATCATCGGCTGGGAGGGTGTCGGCGATGCGGACGGCAATCTGCTGACCGATCCGACGCCCGAGACGATCGACGTGCTGATGGAACATCCGTTGCTGGCAGATGCGTTCTGGGATCGCTGCGTCGTGCCGGCATTCCGGCTGGATGACGAAAAAAAAGGCTCGGCGCCCTTGCCGGACACCGGTTCGGACGGGGCGCCGATTATTGCCGAAACTGCGACGGCGTCTGCGCCGACTGCCCGGGCGAACTGAACCGGCCGGAAACGGTCGAGGGGCACCAGCTGTGGGACCTGATCCTGCGGCTCGGGGACAGGCAGGTCCGCGCCATTCCGGGGGCGGTCCTCGGGTGGGACATGGGCGTGGCGCTGGCGATGGGGGGCGCGCTCGGCATCGACGTGGCGCTGATATCCGAGGTGCTGCCCGAGGTGGAGCCGCTGGCGATGTCGGCGATGATGGAGAGGCTCAAGGATGGCTGACAAGAATGTGGCGATCCGCCTCGCGGTCGTTGGCGGCAAGGCCGTGCGCGAAGAGTTCGTGCAGATCGGCCGCGAGGGCAAGGGCGCGCTGAGCGGGATCGCCGGCGCGTCCGGCGGGGCGCGGCGCGCGATGGGCGAGGTTTCCAGCGCGGCCAGAGCCATGCGCGGCGCCGTACAGAATACCGGCTACCAGGTGCAGGATTTCGCGGTGCAGGTTGCTGCGGGAACATCGGCCTCACGCGCGTTGGCCCAGCAATTGCCGCAGCTTCTGAGCGGGTTTGGCCTTTTCGGTGTGCTGGCAGGCACGGCGGCGGCCGTCCTGATCCCGCTGACGTCCGGGCTTTTCGCGGCGGGGGCCGAAGGTGAAAAGCTGGATGACAGCCTGACGGGTTTGGAACGGTCGACGCGGGCCTATCAGATCGCCATGCAGAATGCGGCGATCCCGCTCGACCAGCTCAGGGCGAAATTTGGCGAGCAGGCCGAGGCTGTTCGCGGCGTCTATCAGGCGCAGCTGCAGCTCGCGAAGCTCGACCTCGCTAAAGATATGCGGAACCTTAACGAGGGAATAGGCGAGACCCTTGGTGGCATGATTGGGGCCTTGGCGAAGCTCGACGATGCACGGCGGCAAATGGCTGCGCAGGCCGCGACCGACATTCCGACCGGCGCTGGCGCGATCGGCGTCGATCTGATCGCAAAAGGTCAAGAACAAATTCGCAAAGAGTTCGGGATGACCGAAGAGCAGGCGCGAATAGTCAAGGCCGCGATTGATGATTTGGGCAAGTCGACCGGTCCCGTTGAGACTCAGGCTGCGCTTGGCCGCCTCTACGACGAACTTCTGAAAGTGGCCGGTGAATACAAAGGGCTTGGGGATCCCGCAAACGAAGCGGCTAAGGCTATCGATGCGCTGTTGCGAAAAGTGACGACCGCGCAGCTGCAGATGATTGACGTGGGCGGCACCGACATGTCGGCCGGGATCATCGCCGCGACGCGGGCGACCGACGAGCTGATCGCGCGGCTCGAGCGGGCGGTTGCGACGGGGGCGGCGGCGCAGCAGGCGGCGCGCGATCTGGCCAACCGGAGCCTCGATTATTCGCCGGCCGGCATTGCGCTGCGGAAATATGGCGGCCGGGGCGGGAGTGCCGACCAGACCGCGCTGTCCGGCGATCTCGCCTCGCCCGAGGAACAGCTGAAGGGCTATCTCTACCGGACGCAGGTCCCGAAAACCGTGCATGCCGCGCGCGGCGGCGGGGGTGGCATGAGCCAGGCGCAGCGCGACGCGAACAAGATGGTCGAGGAGGCGCAGCGCGTCACCGAAGCGGCGCGGACCGAGACCGAGAAATACAATGACGAGGTCGCGCGGTTGCAGGAGCTGTTGAGCAAGGGCCTGATCACCCAGGAGACGTTCGACCGGTCAATTTCCGGCCTGAAGGATAAATTCAAGGCCGCCGGCAGTGCGGCGCAGCAGATGGGTGCCGATATCGGCGGGGCGCTGAATGACATCATCGTCAAGGGTGAGGATGCGCGTGAGGTCATTTCCAACCTGTTGCAATCCTTCGCAAGCCAGGCGCTGAACAGCGGCTGGTCGACCATTTCGTCGATCCTTTTCGGCGGAGCGGGTGCGTCGGGCGGGGCCACGGGCAGTGTTGCGGACCTGATGGGCGGGTCATCCTTCCTGGGCGGGTGGGCCAAGGGCGGGATCTTCGACGGCGGGCGCGTGTTGCCCTTTGCCAAGGGCGGCATCTTCGATTCTCCGGTCCTTTTCCCGATGCGGGGCGGCGCCGGGCTGATGGGCGAGGCGGGGCCGGAGGCGATCATGCCGCTGGCGCGCGGCGCGGACGGGCGGCTTGGCGTCCGTTCGGACGGTCTGGGCGGCGGCGGGGTGACGGTGCAGGTCAGCGTCAATGTCGATGCGCGGGGTGCCGTCGATGGTGTCGCGGCGCAGGTCAGCGAGGCGGTCCGGGCGCAGATCCCGGCGATTGTCAGGCAATCGGTCGCGGGTGTCGCGGCGGCGCGGAAGCGGGGCTATCCGGTATGACGGTTCCGGTGCTGCCGGTGCAGATGATCCGCACGGTGAGCCGGACGCTGCGTGCGGCCGTCGCGGTGCAGCCGTCGCCCTTCACCGGAACGATGCAGGTGCAGGACTGGGGCGGGTCCTGGTGGGAGTATGAGATCGAGATGGCCCATCAACAGGGCCGTCCCGGGCGCATCCTGTCGGCGTTTTTCGCGGCGCTGCGCGGGCCGGCGGGCACGTTCCTGATGGCCGATCCGACGATCTACAATGCGTCGGGCGTCGGGACGCCGCTGGTCAATGGGGCAGGGCAGGGCGGCAGCACGCTGGTGACCGATGGCTGGTCGGCGGTGGGGCTAAAAAACGGCGATTTCTTCCAGCTTGGCACCGACAGCGCGACACGACTTTACCAGCTGACGGCGGATGTGGTGCCGGTGGCGGGTGCGGCGACGCTGCAATTCGTGCCGCCGCTGCGGACGCCGCCCGCCGACAACCAGCCGCTGATCGTGGCGGCGCCGCAGGTGCTGTTGCGCCTGACCGGGCCGGTTCCGGCGATGGTGCAGGGCGCGGACCGCTATCAATTTTCGGTCCAGGCGCGGGAGGCGATCTGATGCGGTCGATGCTGCCCGGATTCGCGGCCGCGCTGGCGGCGCAGGACGTGCGCCCGGCGCTGTTATTCGAGGGGGTGTTTCCGAGCGGGTCGCTCCTCCTCTGGACCGGCCAGGCGCCTTTGGTCTGGGGCGGCCGGACGTGGCAGGGCGCCGGGAGCCTGATTTCGGTCGAGGGAATGGACGAGAGTGCCGATATCGTGGCGCAGGGCGCGCGGGTGACCCTGTCGGGTGTGCCATCCCTGCTGGTGTCGGCGGCGATCACGGATGCGCAGCAGGGCCTGCCGGGCCTGATCTATATCGTCCTGCGCGATGCCGCGGGGCAGGTGATCCCCGATCCGATCATTGCATTCCAGGGGCGGCTTGATGTGCCGACGATTGTCGACGGGCAGGATACCTGTGCGATTTCCGTGACCTACGAAAGCCAGCTTATCGACCTGACCCGGCCGCGCGAGTGGCGCTATACGCACGAGAGCCAGCAGGTGCTGTTTCCGGGCGATCTTGGATTTTCGTATGTGACGACGATCCAGGATAAAGAGATCATCTGGGGGCGCTGATGCGGGTCGAGGGATGGGAGAGGATCCTGGCCGAGGCGGTCGAGGCGGCGCGCGAGCGGCCCTTTGTCGTCGGGGTCCATGATTGTGCGACCTGGGCGGCCGAGGTGGCGGGCGCCTTGCAGGGCCGCGACCTGGCGGACTGGCGCGGCAGGGTCAAGACCGAAAAAGGTGCGCTGCGCGAGATGCGGCGGCGCGGTTTTGCGACGCTGGCCGAGGCGGTGACGGCGGTCCTGGGGCTGCCCTTGCCGGGTGTCCTTCTGGCGCAGCGCGGCGATGTCGTGGCCTGCGGCCCGGCGATCGGCATCTGCCTTGGCCGGCATGCGGCCTTTGTCGATCGAGACGGGCTTGGCGCGGTGCCGATCGAGGCCTGCAGCATGGCCTGGAGGGTCTGATGGCGGCCCTTGGTGTATGGATTGCCAGCGCCCTTGGCGTCACCAGCACGCTTGGCGTCGCGCTCATCCAGGTCGGCACCTCGCTACTCCTGTCCACCGCGGCGCGGGCGTTGATGCCGCAGCCGGAGCTTGGGATTTCCGGCCGGTCGCAGACGGTGCGCCAGCCGGTCATGCCGCGCGAGATCTGCTATGGCCGGTCGCGGAAGGGCGGCGCGATCGTCTATATCAATACCTCGCCTGGCAGCCGCACGGCGACCGACCGGCTGGATATGATGATCGTCCTCGCCGGTCACCGCGTCGCTCGGATCGGCGATATCTATTTCAACGGCGAGCTGGCGATCCCCGAGGGGCAGGAGTTCGGGCAGGGCCGGTGGGGCGGCGGCCTTGTCGGCGCTTACCGGCAGGTCGGCGATGCCAACCAGGTGCCAAACTCGTTTCTGTTCGGCAACACGCCGTCGCTCTGGACGGCAAATCATCGGCTGCGCGGCTGCGCCTGCGTCTGTGTCGCCATGCAATACAACCCGGACGCGTTTCCGAACGGCATCCCGAATATCACCGTCGATGTCTGGGGCAAGGACGACGTCTATGACCCGCGCACGGGGGTGACGGGCTACAGCGAAAATCCCGCACTTTGCCTTGCGGATTACCTTGCCCATCCGTCCTACGGGCTCGGCGCGACCTACGGCGGAACGATCGACACTGCCGACCTGATCGAGGCCGCCAATGTCTGCGACGAGGTGGTGCCGATGGTCGGCGGCGGGCTTGAGCCGCGCTATGCCTGCAACGGCGTCATCACATTGGACCAGCAGCCGAAAACCATCATCGAGGCGCTGAACAGCGCGATGGCGGGGCGGACGGCGCTGACCGGCGGGCAGTGGCATGTCCGGGCCGGCGCCTACCGGTCGCCCACCGTCACGATAGACGAGGATGACATCACGGCGGGCGGCATCACGATGACGACGCGGGTGAGCCGGTCCGAGAATTTCAACGCGGTTAGGGGGCAGTTCGTATCGCCGCAAAATGACTGGCAGCCCGACGATTTCCCGGCCTACCAGAGTGCGGCCTATCTGGCCGAGGATGGTGGCGAGGTCGCCTGGCACGATATCAGCCTGCCATTTACCATCTCGGCCTCGGCCGCGCAGCGGCTGGCCAAGATCGAGCTTGAGCGGATGCGACGGCAGTTGCGCGTGAGCCTGAGCGGCAAGCTGTCGACCTGGGCGACGGCGGTCGGGGATACGGTCGCGCTGAATTACGCGCGGTGGGGGATGGCCGCAAAGCCGTTTGATGCCCATCAGGTGACGCTGTCGCTGTCGGGTGACGAGGACGGGCTTTTGCTCGGGACCGAGATCGTCCTGCGGGAGACGTCGCCGCTGGTCTATGACTGGTCGGCGAGCGAGGGGCAGATCTATGCGGCGGCGCCGCGCACGACGCTGCCAAGTGCCTTTGCGATCGCCGATCCGTCGGCGCTGACCATGTCCGAGACGCTGTATCAGACGGCGGCGGGCAGCGGGATCAAGGTCAAGGCGACGCTTTCCTGGCAGGCGGCGCCGTCGGCCTTTGTCGCGGCCTATCAGGTCGAGCAGCGGCGCCCGGGCGGCGCCTGGCTGGTCCTTGGCCAGACGGATGCGACGAGCTGGGACATTCTGGACGCGAGCGCCGGGCAGTGGGAGTGGCGCGTCAAGGCCATCAGCCAGACGGGCGTATCGTCGAAATATGTGACGCTCGCGGCCGAGATTTTCGGGCTGGGGGCACCGCCAGCGGGGCTGGCGAATGTCACGCTGCAATCGGCGGGCGGGTCGGCGATCCTGAAATGGACGCTGCATCCGGACATCGATGTGCGGGTCGGCGGCACGATCGTCATCCGCCATTCGGCGGCGCCGGTACCGAGCTGGTCCAACAGCACGTCGATGGATGTGGTGGCTGGATCGCAGGCGATTGCCGTGGTGCCCCTGAAGCCGGGGGCCTATCTGCTGCGCGCCGAGGATGCGAGCGGTGTCGCGGGGCCGGTGACGGCGATTTCGACGACCGGCATCCAGGCGCTGGCGTTCGCGCCGATCCTGACACTGACCGAGGATACCGCATTTTCCGGGGTCAAAACCGGCTGCATCGTCGGTGGCGGGGCGCTGACGCTTGATGCGTCATCCTCGATCGACAGCTGGCCGAATTTCGACGCGGTAGCGAACATCGATGCAGAGGGCGGGATCCTGCCATCCGGCGCCTATGCCTTTGCGGCGGGCATGAATTTGGGCGCAGCGCGGTTGGTCCGGCTGCGGAGCCTGATCGAGCTGACGGCCATCGATCTTTTCGGCAGCATCGATGCGCGGCCGGGCGATGTGGATACCTGGGCCAACTTCGACGGGGTCGACGGGTCCGAGGTTGACGTGATCGTCGAGGCGCGGGTGTCGCAGACCGATCCGGCCGGGACGCCCGCATGGGGTCCGTGGTCGCGGGTCGACAGCACAGAAATACAGGCCTGGGGTGTCGAGGCGCGGGCGACGCTGTCGAGCGTCGATCCGTCCTTTGCGCCTTCGGTCACCAAACTACGACTTATAGCAGATGAGGTTGCCTGATGGCGCAGGTTACGAGCCAGACGATTGCCAATGGCGGGGGGAGCGCGGTGCGCGCCGCGCTGAACCAGCAGTTGGGGGCGCTTTATTCGGCGAGCTCCGGGCCGGCGGCGCCATCGCCCACTGTCGGCGGGCAGCTCTGGCTCGATACCGGGGCAAGCCCGCCGGTGCTGCGGGTCAGGAATACGGCCAATACCGGCTGGATCGCCGTCAGCCCCGAGACGCTGCCAGCGAATACGCTCTGGGGCAATCCGACCGGGGCGGCGGCAGCGGGGCAGGGTGCGACAGTCACCGACCTGAAGGCCATGCTGGGGATCACGCAATCCCTCGGCGCGAGCGGCTGGCAGCGCCATCCGTCCGGCGTGATGGAGCAATGGGTACTGTCGCCGGTCATCGCGTCGGGCGCGAACCAGGGCGTGACACTCCCCGCGACATTCGCGAGTGCGATCTACGGCGCGGAGGTCAGCTATGTGAGCCTCGGCGGAAATGCCGCGGTCGGCGAGGTCTATATCGGGCAGGTCAGGGCTTTGGCCCTGTCGGCGGTGACGATCCGCAACCTTGGGCCGGCCAACGCACAATTTTTCCTTCGCGCCATCGGAGCCTGACATGCGCTATTCGCCCACCACCAATGGATTTTACCCCGAGGCGATCGGGTATGACCTGGCCGCCCTGCCGCCCGACCTGGTCGATATTGACGATGAGGACTGGCAGGCGCTGGTATCGGCGCAGGCCAGCGGCAAGATGATCATGCCGGGGCAGGGCGGCCAGCCGGTGCTGGTCGATATTCCGCCCCCCGATCCGGCCGAGGCGCGCGACATCATGCGACTGACGTTCGCGCAGCTCTTGATCGGTCTGGTTGCCGAGGGCTGGATCAGCGAGGCGGAGGGCGAGGCCTGGCTTGCGGGCACGCTGCCGGCGCAGGTGCTGGCCGTCATCGCGACCCTGCCGGCAGCGCAGCAGTTCGCCGCCCGGGCGCGTGCGGCGCGGCCGTCGATCGTGGCGCGGCTCGATCCTCTGGTCGGTGCGCTTGCCGCTGCGCAGGGCAAGAGTGACGCCGAACTTGACGCGTTTTTCGCGGGTTACGCCGCGATCTGAACCCATCCACACCCCAGAAACCCACCAGCCCGCGCCGCAGATCCTGCCGCGCGCCAAAGGAGTTTGACCCATGGCAGCCCTGAATTTCACGGCCTTCACCTCGACCCACAAGGATATCCTTGAGGCCTGTAACCTCGCCACCGACACGCTGAAACTGATGCTGACCAATACGGCGCCGATCGCGGCAAATGCGGTCAAGGCTGACATCACCGAGATCGCGGCCGGGAATGGCTACACCGCTGGCGGTTATACGCTTTCCGGTCTGACCGGCGCCTATGCCAGCGGGCTTTACGTCCGCAAGGCCGGCAATATCGCGATCACCGCGAGCGGCGGCGATATCGGGCCCTTTCGCTATGCCGTCATCTATGACGACACGGTCGCGAGCCCGGTCAAGCCGCTGCTCGCCTGGGCCGATTTCGGCGCGGCCACGACCGTGACCAATGGTGGCGCGGCGGCGAACATCGACCTGTCGACGACCGGCTTTCTGAAATCCTGATCCGGGACTGACCCATGGCCCTGACCCTGACCCCGACCGTCGTCATCAACTCGACGGCGACGGCGACGAGCTATACCGGCGCCTTTGCGCCCGCGGTTGCGGGCAATCCGCTGCTGGTGATCGTCGCAGGCTACAAGGGCACCAACACGGACACGCCCGGCACCGGCCTGGCGGTGACGCTTGGCGGGGCGACGGCGACGCTCGGGCTTGATGAAAACGCGACGAATGTCGGCGACTGGATCGGCATCTATACGATCCCTGCCGCGCCGGCGGGGTCGAATACGCTGACGGTCAGCGGTGTCAGTTTCCGGTCGATGTCGGTGATCGTCTATGAGGCGGACGGGGCCGATACGGCGGCGCCGTTCGTGGCGTTCGGGTCGCAACGGTCGAGCCTTAATCTGAGCGCGCTGTCCTTTAACAGGACGACCACGGCCAACGGCAATGCGCTGATTTCCGGGCTGATCGTCCGGGCACAGTCCGGCATGGTGCCGGCGACGATCGCGGGCGAGATTTCGGCGACGGGCGGCGCGACGCTGTTTCCGAGCCCGGCCCTGGCGACCGGCAGCAATGTCACGAATGACCATATTTTCGCGGCGGCGTCACAGATCGTGCCGACGGCAGGCGCCTCAGGTCACGGCTATGCCTGGACGACTGCAACGCGGGCCGATCTGGTCTGGGCCGAAATCAAGGCCGGGTCGGGGGCGACCAGCTGGGTCGCGACCCCGGCCGACCTGACGGTCACGGGCGAGACGGCCAGCTGGTCGATGGGGCCGACGGATTATGTGGCGACCCCGGCCGACCTGACAGTCACGGGCGAGGCGTCCAGCTGGTCGATGGGCGCAATTGGCCCCCTGACGATCATCGAGGCGCCGGCCGACGGATTTGTTTTCGACAGCGCCGACCGGGCAAGCGCGACATTCGTGATCCGCGGCACCGGGACGACCGGCGACAGTATCCAGGTGCGAGGCGAGAGCGCGGGCGGCAATACCGCCTGGTCGGCCGGTGCAACCGTCGACGGTGCCGGCAACTGGTCCGCGAGCGTTGTCGTCCCGCGCGCGCTTTGGGGCACCTGGTATCAGCCGGTCGCGCGGATCGGCACCAACGATGCGACAAAAGTCAGCGCTGTCAGGAAGATAGGCGGCGGCTTTGATGTGATGATCCTCGGCCAGTCCGAGCTGGAATATACGCTCAATACCTCGGCGTTTTATTCGGGCGTGACCCGGCCGACGCTTCGCGCGGAAAACCTGACGGTGATCACGCTGTCGGGGATCGGCGGCGCGCCGGTCTGGACACGGGTGACAGCGGCAAACCTTGCATCGGTCAACGTCGCCATGATTGCGCTGGCCAATGCGCTCGACATGGCAGCGCCGGGGGTAAAGTTTGCGGTGTTTGACGCGGCCGTGGTCGGCACGTCGCGCGCGGGGTTGATGGCGGACGGTGACGATGCCGGGGGCGGGCGCACCTGGGCCGATGTCGCCAACATGGTGGCGACGGTGCGGGCCGGCGGGTCCGAGATCGGGACGGTCCTGGAGTGCTGGTATAACAGCGACGCGGCGACCCTGAAAACATTCGGGCCGGAATGGTCACCGCTTTACATGGGGCAGCGGTGGGGCGGCGGGGTCTTTACGCTCGGGACGGCAAACCCGGATTCGACACGCAATCCGGGGACTTTGGTCGACCATTGCCTTTGGGATGTCGAGGCGGCCGCGGGTGTGACCGGGCGCGGACTTTTCGCGCGGGCCCGCACCAAATATCTGATGCTGGCGCCGCTGCCGTTTTTTGATACCTCGACCGGCACCGAGGAGGTCAATTATTCAGACACGACCAACGGCGGCGCGCGGATCGGGCAGCTAGACCGGCCGGCGCGTGACACGCTCGAGGCTTTCACGCTCGACAGCAGGGTAGCGACATTCGCGCTCGGCTATGGCCCGTCGATGCATATCGTCGATTTCGGTGGAGGAATCCATCCGCTGACCGACAGCGAGTGGGGCGTGGCGCAGTTCGGCCGCAACTACCTGCCGGGATTCCTGAAGGTCGCGGGGGTGGCGGTGGGCGAGCCGCGGATCACCGGGGCCGAGGCGCCGCCCGGTGGCGCCTATGTCGACCTGATCGTCGACCTGCCGAACGGCGGCAACCTGACAACGATCCGGACATTGAATGCGCTGGCCGCGCCCGCGACCGAGCCGCCGCATTACCAGCAGGTCAACGGGATCGAGGTGCGCCGGGTTGGCGACACGGATTCGCAGCGCCGGCCGGTCTACAAATCGAGCGAGACGACCTATCCCGCCGCCTATCGCGGGTCGGTGACGATCGTCGATGCGGGATCGGGCAGCCCGCCGACGCGGACGGGCCGGATCCGGGTGACGCCCGACACGCCGTTCGTCACCGGCGGTGCGGGCGACCGGCTCGAATTCATGCGCGGGCAGGGGTCGGGCCATCTGCTCGCACCCCGCGATGTCAATGCGCGGCTGTTCATGGACATGGCCGTAGAGCATGTGCCGGGCTGGTATGACGGGGCGCGGCTATATCCGTTCCAAGGTGTCGCGGTGAAACCGCAGCCCGCGCTTTTGACGATCACGCAGGTGGCGATCACCGACTGGGTCGCGACCCCGGCCGACCTGACGGTGCAGGGCGCGTCCGCCAGTTGGTCGCTTGGGCCGGTGACCTATGTCGCGACACCCGCCGACCTGACGGTCTCGGGCGAGGCGGCGAGCTGGTCCCTGGGCGGGTTGGTCTGGGTGGCAAGCCCGGCGGACCTGACCGTCTCGGGCGAGGTCGCGAGCTGGTCGATGGGGCCGGTGACCTATGTCGCGACGCCTGCCGACCTGACGGTCACGGGTGAGGCGGCGCGCTGGTCCATCGGCGCGCTTCTGTCGCAGCGGTGGGCCTATCCCGGTGATCCGCCGAGCAGCGGACGGCTCTCAAGAGGCTGAAAATGAACCTGAAATTCTATCTCAAGCGCGGCGATACCGCGAAATCGATCCGCTTTGCGCCGCCCGTGCAGGTGCCGCCGGCGCCGCCGATCGCCGCGGCGCGGTTCCAGATGCGCGACCGGGCGACAGGGCTTTCCCGCATCGATGCGGCGGCGGCCGTCGTCGGGACCTGGCCGGCCGAGGAGCTGCAATATGACTGGATCTCCGGCGACACCGACCTGGCCGGGATCCATGAGGCCGAGTTTGTCCTGACCTATCAGGACGGCCGGATCGAGACCCTACCGGACCTCGAGTTTATCGAGGTCATCATCAGCGAGGATGTGTGATGGATACGATGATGCTGCGCGTTCTGCGCGGGCTGTTGGCTGACGCCATGGCGACAATCGATGCGCGGATTGCGGCCGAGGTGCCGGTTAGCCCCGGGCCGGTCGATCCGCCAGTTGAGCCGGGGCCGGTCGATCCGCCTGCGCCTCCGGTCGATCCCGATCCCGTCGATCCTGCACCGGTGGATCCGCCTGCGCCGCCCGTCGAGCCGCCGACGCCTGACCCTGTTCCGGTGCCGCCTGTCGTCGGTGGTGCCGTCGCCAAGTCCGTGGCCGATATCGTGGCCATGATCAAGCCGGGCGGCACGGTCGTTGTCCGCAAGGATGCCTATGGCCCGCTGGTGCTGTCGTCGCAGGCGGCGACGATGTGTGAGATCGTCGCCGAGGATCCGAGCGACCCGGCGGTGTTTACGAGCATCCAGTTCAAGGGCGCGCGAAACCTCGGCATCAGCGGTTTCCGCGTCTGTCCCGACAAGGGCGCGGCCAAGAAAACCTCCCAGTCCTACCTTGTCTACGGCGATCAGGCGACAAGTGGCATTGTCCTCGAAAACTTGACGATCGAGGGTCGCGATGATGCCGCCGACTGCATGGATTGGGCAAAAGCGGACTGGCTGGCCTGGTGCTGGTCCGGCATCCAGTTTGCCGGGCCGGGCAACATCGCGCGCCTCTGTGCCCTGTCCGGCGTCAATTTCGGCCTGTCGACGATCGCGCCGGATAACGTTTTTTCGAGCAATATCCTGCGTGGGGTGTCGGGCGACGGCATCCGGCTCAATGGCGACCGCTGCGTCGCGCGCGACAATATCGCCAGCGATTTCGTTCTCGTCGACGCCAATCATCCCGACGCCATCCAGGCCTTCGGGAAGCGCGACAGCGCGACCGGCTCCTATGCCGACCTGACCGGGCTGGTGATTGAGGGCAACCAATTCATCGAGTGGACGGAGCGGGCCGACAATCCGCTGCGCGCCAAAATGCAGGGGATCGGCGGCTACAATGGCCGCTGGATCGGCGCATCGGTGCGCAGGAATCGCATCCTGACCACGAGCTTCACCGGGATCTCGGTCGGCAACCTGGTCAACGGGGCCGTCGAGGACAATTATTTCGGCAACGTCGACAAGATCAAAGCCGACTGCGCGCGGTTTAACGTCAAGGGCTCGGGCTCGTCGATCGTCCGAAACCAGGCGCCGAAATACCTGTCGCCGGTCGATGCGACCAACATCGTAGCCCCCTTCTGAGGCCGCGATGGAGGATCAGGTCGTAGCCCTGCGGGATGAGGTCCGGGCGCTGAAGGATGCGCTGCGGCAGGCCGAGCAAGGCCGACCGCTGACCGCGGAACAGTCGGCGGCGCTCGACTGGGTCGTCCAGATGATGACGCGGGTCGAGGCGCTCAGCTGGTGGGTCGGCCGGTCCAAATGGCTGATCGCCGCCATCGTGGTCGCCTACATCCAGCGCGACCGGCTGGCCGAAACCTTGCGGATCTGGAGCGGGAAATGAGGCGGATTTCGCGCGCGATCAATCGCTGGTGGGTCTTCTGGCCCGCCCTCCTGCTCTATGTCGGCCTGTGGCTGCTGCCGGCGTCGATCTGGTTTTCGTCAGCGGGGCAGCTCGTCAGCGACGCCCGGCCCGGTGCAGCGCCGGTCGTGGTCGAGGACCGGACCATCCGCATCAGTTTTGTCGGTGACTACTCGACCTCGACCCGCGAGGTCGACAGCAACGAGATCGCCGCGGGCTGCACGGCATCCGCGCAGGTGCGCTATCGCGGCGGCCTTTCCGGGGTCCGGTCGATGACACTGGTCGACTGGACCGATGGCAAGCCGGGCTGCGGCCGCCTGCCGCCCGGCACCTATTACACCGAGACCTGCCGGACGGTCCTGCGGCCGCTCTGGGGCCTGTTGCCGGCCAAGGAAGAATGCTGGGTCAGCAATTTATTCAGGATCGGGGGTGAGGGATGAGCGCGCAAGACCTTCTCGATTTCATCGCGCAGCACGAAAGCCGAGGCGACTGGAACGCCGTCTGGGGCGGCATAAAGACCGCTGACCGGCCGACGCGCCCACTCGTCACAATGACCATCGTTGAGGTTCTGGCGTGGCAGGATCGGATCGACGCGAAATATCGCAGCGAGGCGGCAGGGCGGTATCAGATCCTCGAGGATACGCTGCGCGGCCTGTGGCGCGAGGCGGGGCTGAAACCGACCTCGCTTTTTGACAGGGATGGGCAGAACGCCTTGGGCCTCGCCCTGCTGAACCGTCGCGGGCTGAAACGCTATCTCGCCGGCGAAATCACAACCGAGAAGTTCGCCAACGCGCTGGCGCTGGAATGGGCATCGCTGCCGATGGTGTCGGGGCCAAAGAAGGGCCGCAGCGCCTATGCTGGTGACGGCCTGAATGCCGCGCTTGTCGATGTGCGGCCTTTCCTCGCTGCGGTCGAGGGGGTTCTCGCCGCCAAGCCAGCACCGTCCGCGCCACCCACCATCCCGACGCCGCAAGCGGCTGCCTCGTGGTGGTGGACGGCGCTGGCCCGGATTTTCGACCAGATCACCAGAAAATGGAGGACGTAATATGTGGATTGCCCGACTGCTGACCTATCTCGCCTGCCTCGCGGCATCGGCGCTCGCCCTCGCGGGCTATGCCGATTTTGACGGCGCCACCGGGTCATTCGACCTGCACCCGATCGACCTCTATGGCCTGATCGGGGCGACCGGCGGCGCCATTGCATCGGCGCTCGCGGCAATCGCCCTCTGGCGTGGGTGGGGGCGCAAATGAGCTGGCCCCGCTATCAGCCGGATTGGCGCATGTCGTTGCTCCTCGATGCCGTCGGGCGGCGGCTGGCCCGATGATCTGGACGGTCCTCGCGGCCCTCGCGCGGCTCATCGCGCCGATCATGGCACCGCTCGCCGCATGGCTGGCGGGCAGACGGGATGCGCGGCAGAGCGCGAAAATCGGCGGGCTGGAACGGACGGTCGAGGCGATGAAAGCCCGGAAAAGGATAGACGATGACATTGCGGACGACCCTGACCTTGTTGCTCGCGCTCGCCGCGCTGGCGTCCTGCGTCGCGGCAAATGACCCCTGTGCGGGCTGGTCGAAAATCACGACCGATCATGCGGAGACCGTGGAGTGGCTCGGGGCGCACGATCCGGCGTTTCTGCGGCAGGTGACAGCGCACGATGAATCCGGGGCGGCGCAGCGGTGCTGGTGATGTCAGGCGCCTGGCTCGTCGGCCAGTGCGACCAGCAGCGCCATTGCGCCTGCTATTTCATCCGCGCCGCCCGGCAGGCCATCGGCATCGTCGGCGCTGAGATGGTGGCGAGCGCGCGGGTCCATGACTGCATCGTCGAGGCTGGCTGCATCGGCCGCGTCCTCTATCCTGCGCCAGAGGTCGGCCAGCATATCCCAGACGCCGCTTGGCACGGCGTTGCGGCCCGCGCTCCATGACTTGATCGTGTCCAGCCGGACATCGAAATAGTCTGCGGCCTCCTGTTGAGAGAGGCCGCAGAGTTGCAGTGATGCTGCGAAAGTTGTTTTCATCAGCCTTCAAGCTCTTCGGTGATGAAATCGACATTTTGCGTGAAGATGATGTCGACGACATGGCCGCGGCGGCAATCGTGGGCCGGGATTTCGAACACGGCGCCCTCACCGTCAACTTCGCCGAGATCGACATCGTAGTTGTCGGCGTAGCGGACCGGATCGAGGCCGGCCTTGAGGTTCTTAGCGCAGAACTCAACCAGTTCTTCGCGGGCCTTGTCGGAAAGCGCGGTGCGGATCATCATTTCAGGTCTCCAACCTATCGCGGTTGGCCTATCCATCCGCTTGATACATTCAATATACACCAAAAGTGTATGCCGTCAAGCTGTTGTTCGCGTGGTTTTTGAGATTTCTGGGCGGCGCAGCGGTGCTGGTGATCCATCTCCGCGCGTGTCAGACGCCGGGCGCCAACGCCACCCCATAGCCCGCCTGCCGCGCCCGCCCTTTCCTGCCTCGTCTGATCGGAAGTGACTTGTAGCGCGCCAAAAGGTCGGGAAATTTCGTCAGCGCGCCATGAAATCCACTCCACGAGATCCCCATGGCCCGGACGATCTGGTAAGGTCGGCCGCCCGCCTCGGCCTCGGCGACGATAGCCGCGATCAGGTCGCGCGGGATAGCATTCCAGGCGCTGAATTTCCGGCCTGCGGCTGAGAGATCTGCCTTGGCCTGCTTGCCGATCGCCGCGTATTCGGCGGCCCGGGGCGCCAGGTGCACCACACCATCGGGAAGTCCGCGGGCGATCGCCTGGGCGGCGAATTTTTCGCTGACCTCAGGACTGGTCAGCTTTGCTGAGCGGGGAATGCCATGCATGTCGCGGTAGTCGCGGGCACTCATCCCGTGCGCCACGGCGACATGGTGTCCCACCGACGCGAAGAGCTTCCCGCAGATCAGGCACGCCTTCGCGCCGGTGCGGTCGGCAGTCTGTGGCATCAGAGCCCCTCAATCGCGGCTATGGCATCGCGCAGCGTCTCGATGGTCGCGAGGTCGCCGGCGCCGCTGCGCATATCGCTGACCGTCAGGCCGAGTATCGCGGCCTGCACTTCGGCGCGGTGCCAGCCCGCACCCTCGGCCAGCGCGACCATGCGCGACAGGTCAGGCTCCAGCGCGTTCTGGCAGGCCATGTCGCGATCCTCGTCGGCTGTCGATCCCGGCGGCGGCGCTATAGCGACCATAGCCCGCAGGCGCTGCGCAGCCCATTCGGGCGCCGCGTCGTCGGCGATCCAGCGCGAGACAGTTTTCCTGTTGATGTCGAACGTTTCGGCCATCTGCTGTTTCCAGCCAAAGCCGAAAAGGAGCGCCCCGAGGCGCTCCATCTCATCGCGGTTCATGCTGCGATCGCTCATTCCGCTGCTTCCGCCGTCATGCCTTCGGTCGAAGCATGGTCCGCGCCGACATCAATGGTGCCAAGCTCATCGGCGGCTTTCTGGATCGCGGCAGCGGCGGTTTCGGCTTCGAACTCACCCCAGAACGCGCCGTTTGCATATACGTTGAATTTTTCCATTTCGGTTCTCCTGGACCTGTGGGCCGGGGCTGATCCCCTTGCCTCATGAATTGAATATGGGACATTATGGGACATTATGCAAGAGGAAAATGCACACTGATCAAAAATTCTTTCCCTTGCCCCCTCTTGCGTGTTTCCGTTATGTTCTCATCCTGCCATGCGCACCAGATACCTCACAGATGCCGCCAGGGCAGGCATGGTCCTGTCGATCCGCTGCAATCTCTGCCGGCGGACCGTGCATTACTGGGCCGCCGACCTGGTCCAGATCCTCGGGCCGCGCCATCCGGTCGAGCGGCCGCCCTGGCCATGCGGGACGTGCAGGACCTCCGACTACCTCGACCTGCGCTGCCAGGTGCTGACCTCGACCGAGATGCGGGGCTTGACCGTGCGCCGGCCAGTGCGCCAGATTGTCCGGTGGCAATGGCGTGACGAGCCGATGTGATGTGCAATCTGTATAATCAGACGACGGCCGTCGAGGCTATGCGGCAGCTTTTCCCGGCGCGCGAAATGGTGGACCGGACCGGCAATGCCGGGCCGCCAGATGTATACCCGGACCGGCAGGCCGTGGTCATCCGTGCGGCCGGCGGAGGCATGGAGGCGGTCATGGCCCGGTGGGGCCTGCCAAGCCCGCCGCAATATCACAGCAAATCGGGCATCGACCGGGGCGTGACCAACGTGCGCAACACGGGCTCTCCGCACTGGCGGCGCTGGCTCGGACCGCAGCATCGATGCCTCGTGCCATTCGACCGGTTTTCAGAGCCGGTGCAGGGCGGCGAGATCGCCTGGTTTGAGCTGACAGACAGGCGCCCGGCGTTTCTGGCGGGGATCTATGTCGCCGGCTGGACGAGTATCCGCAAGCTGAAGGACGGCCCGACCGAGGACGACCTCTTTGCCTTTCTAACCTGCGCGCCCAATGCAGAGGTGGCGGCGATCCACCCAAAGGCAATGCCGGTCATCCTGACCGAGCCGGGCGAGTGGGAGACTTGGCTCGATGCGCCATGGGACATTGCAAAATTGCTGCAGCGGCCGCTGCCGGACGGGGCGCTGCGTGTCGAGCGTGGAGCGGGAGGCTGACGACGATGGTCACGATCAAAACTATCGAACCAAAAACCGAGGCGGACTATGCCGCCGCGAACGCCGACACGGTCGGCAGCTGGGTCGCCCACATCATGCCAAACGCCGGTCGGCCGGTGACGCACTGGCTGGTCGCGGGGCCATTTCGCAACACCGGACAGGCGTCAGATATCCAGTATGCGGTCGATTTCCTATTCGAGGGTCTCGATGCGGCGCTCAGCTATGCCACCGATACCGCCGAGGCATGGGGCGTGGATCTGACCATCGTCATCTGTCCGCCGGACGATATAGCGGGCGCTTGAGGTCATCCCATCGGAACTGGTGCAGCAGCTAGGCCGCACGTCTCAGGACAAAAATAGGCTCGTCCTGGCATGGGGTCCGATTGAAACCCTCCCTCGCCACCAGTGATCCCCACACCCGGGTCTCCAGCGCGGGTGCGTCGATCAGCTGGCGGAGACGGCCATGGACGGTAACGACGGGTTGCCGGTCCGCGTCCTCGGTAATAACGACCGATGAGATCAGTCGACGCAGGATTTCGCCGAAGGATCCCGGCTCGCCGCTTTTGTCGGCAGCCATGACCGGCGCCAGCGCGGCGAGATCGCGGCGGTAGCCGGCGACGGCGAGGGGGTGCAGCGCGACGCGCTCGATCGATGGCGGCTCGGCCGCCAGTTCGGCGCGGGCGGCGTCGAGCTCGGCGCAGCGGCCCTGATAGTCCTGGGCGATCCGATCTGCGCTGCCGATGCCGCGCGCTATGAAATCGATCAGGCGGCCGATCTCGGCATCGAGGTCGCCGACCCGCCGCTCGAGCTTGGCGCGTCGGCGCATGGTGGCCGCGGCAAATTCGAGGCGGGCCTTGTTGTATTCCTCGACGTAGATCTGCAGGTGGCGCGGTTTTTTTAGCTCATCGCGCAGGACGCTGATGACCGCATCCTCGATCCGGTCGAGATACCATGTGCGCGGCGCCGGGCACGACCGGCTTTGCTGGTGGCGGGTGCAGGCGATGCGGACCCGGCCAGACTTGTCCGGTCCGACGGCCGACATGCCGCCGCCGCAGGCGCCGCAGCGGAGGAGGCCAGACAGGGGCCTTTTGGGTCGGCGCATGGCGCTGCACTCGGCCTTGGAGCGTACGCGCGGTGCAAGAATAGCCTGGACGCGATCCCAAAGTGCGCGATCGACGATTGCCATCTCCGGCGCCTCTGCCGTGCGCCATTCGGATTGGGGGTTCGTGCGCGGGACGCGGCGGCCTGTTTCGGGGTCCTTGACCATGCGCGTCTTGTTCCAGCAGATCTGACCCCGATAGAGCGGATTGCGCAGGATGCCGCTTTTGCGGGCTTCCCATCCGTGGATGGTCGAGGCCGTCCAGAGCCGGCCGTTGTATGCCCGGTGACCATCAGCGTTGAGTCCGGTTGCGATGGCGATGGGCGATCGGCCGGCGGCATATTCGGCAAAGATCCGGCGCACCACCTCGGCCTCGGCCTCGATGATCGTCGGGCGACCAGGGTTCAGGGGGTCGGCCCGGTAGCCGTAGGCACGGCCGCCTGCCAGCATACCTTGCGAAACCTTGCCGCTCAGGCCCCGCCTGATCTTGCGGGCGTTGTCCTCGCGAAAGAGCTGGCCGACCAGCCCGCGCAGGCCGACGGTGACGGTAGAGGCGACGCCCTCATGCACGGCGATGATCTCGACGCCCGCAAAGCTCAGCCGTTTGTGGATACCGGCCAGATCCTCCATATCGCGGCTGAGGCGGTCCAGCTCCTCGACGATGACCGCGTCGAATCGGCCGGCCTTGGCGTCGGCCAGCAGCTCGAGCAGGCCGTCGCGGCCGAGGATCGAGGCGCCAGACTGAGCCGCGTCGGAATAAAGTCGCGTGATTTCAAGGCTGTTCAGGCCAGCATAGCGGCGCAAGAGCGCCTCCTGATCCTCGATTGACCTCTCGTTTTGCAGGTCTGTCGAATAGCGGCTGTAGCCTGCGGCGCGGCGCGTCACTGCGGATGTCCCCCTGCCCCCATTTCGCGCAGATGATCCTCCCACGCGCGGCGCCGCGCAAGCCGCCGGATGATGTCATCGAGCGCGGCGTCGATCTCCGCCTGGTCGTCGGGCGGTGTATTGCGACTGGATGCGACGGGCGGGCCGGCGGTCTGCATGGATTAGATATCCGCCGCTTTGACCGCGCGGAGTGCGATCAGGACAGCGCGCTTGGTGTCATATTCGAATGCCGGTTCGGATCCTGCGCGATAGTATGCCCTGCTGCTGCGGTCGTAGCGGATGCGATCCGGCCACCGGGCGATGTATTCTTTGAAATCGAGCGATGCCTGTACTGTCGAGATTTCGAAAGCGGCCATCACATCGCTCCGATTGAGCCCCACATCCTGATCCAGGCAGGCATCAATCCAGATGAGGCGAAGTCTCTGGCTCAGGATCATGGGGCTAGTTTTCATAATAGCCGTAGTCACCGCGCGCCTCGGCCGTGGCCCGGGCGGCGCGGTCCAGCCGCTCGATTTCGGCGAGGATGAGCGCAGCGGCCTTGACCAGATTGCGGCGGCGGGACGACGGGCGAAACCAATCTTGCTCGAATGGCCAGAAGGCTTCCACTCGTCGCGGGTGGCCGTATGAGGCCAGCGCGTAGCACGCGGCGGCGGTTGCGAGTTCGCCGCTGGCATGTGTGTCGTCGTGGTCGGCCGTCCAGCCCTCGACATCGACCTGACGCTGACGCTCGACGAGGACGTCTTTGGCGGCTTGCGAATGGTCCATCATTGATATACCTGGAAAAACAGCGACCCGCAGCGGGGTTCGAGGATCTCGAATCCGGGCGGCAGAAAGGTCAGCGCGTGCGCCTGTAGTGCCGCCATAATCTCGTTGTGCCGGGCATCCGCCGGCATGGCTATCGTCCCGACCGCGAATTTTCTGAGGCCGGGATACATTGCAATGGCGCACCATGGCCTGATTGCATCAGCCATCACTCGCCCTCCATCTCGTCTCGGCGCAGCCGCGCCAGATAATCATCACCCATGATCGGATGGTCATCGTCGGGGCCGATTTCGACGTCGCGGACATGCCAGATCACCCACGAGGCGATGGCAGCGATGATGGCGGCGGTGATGATGAGGGTGGTCATGCGTCGATATTCCCGCGTTGAACCGTGAACGTGTAGGCGGCCACCCACGGGTTAGCGTCCCCCCATGCCTCGGGGCCGTGCAGGCTGTTCCAGAGCGAGGCGAAGCTGTCGTATGGGGCCATCCAAACGTCACTTTGTGCCCCATAGCCGGTGAAGGCGTGGCCATGTGGCTCGATCCCCTCAGCGATGCAGTCCTCATTGCTGATCTCGTGGAGCCGCTGCACCCGCACATCGGTGACGGTCAGGGTCAGACGCGAAAACGCGCGAGGAAGATGCCTCGCATGGCGATAGCGGCCCGGACGGAACAGGGTGCTTGTCGGCTGGTTGATGCACAAATCGGCCTCCCAACGAATATCGGGCAGTTCACCGGCATCGGCCATATCGGTGTCATTGAAGATTTCCTCGATCTGACGCGGCGAAAGAAAGTCGTCGTCAGCCCATGTGCGGCATGCCTCGCGCACCCAGAGGCGGTCGCCGGGCGTGATGGGTTGGATTTCTGACGCGGGCATCCAATAACCGTAGCGGTTGCACCGGCCCCATTGACCGCGACCAGTCGGATCGCTTGTGGTGTCAGGCTGCGGCTTCAAAATCCGCCGCGTCTGGGTCTTGCGGCCTTCCAGGAGCGCGCGGACCATCGGGGAGGAAAAGATGATGGGTTTGTCGGTCATGCCGCACCCAATTCCGGCCGGCCAACCACCTGCGCCGACCAGATATGATCGTTCGGCAGGGTCTTGATTTCATCGGGCAAGCAGGTCGATCCGAAAAAGCCAAGAAAGCGCAGCGATGCGAACAGCTTCCGACCTTGCCGGTTTTTTCGATAGCCATGCATGATCGCGATGCAGCCCGGCGTGTTCAGGTCGTCGGCCAGCGTGTTGACAATCTCGGTCGGCGGACCGTCAAAGCACGGCTCGCAGGCGAGAGCGAGGCGGCGCAGGATCTTGCGGGCCTCGGTCAGTTTCTGCGGCCCCATCTCGACTGGGCTTCGATAGTGCGTCATCAAGAACGCCATGCGGATGGCTGCTGCCGAATCAACGGTGAGATCAACGTATCGCTCGCTCATGCCGCATCACGCAGCGCTGCTGCGTCCCTTCGCATGATCTCCGGCAGCCAGGCGTCGATGCGCTGGCCGGTCTCGCGCGACAGACCATAGGCCTCGCGGAGTTCGTGGCTGTTGAAAAGGTCGTCGAGTTCCTTCGCCTTGTCCTTTTTCTTCATGGCCTGGAAGGCCGTGAAGCGGTCATCGCCGTCGTCGGGTTGCAGAAGCTCGACATAGGTCGAAACCAGTGCCTTGGCGCCCATGCGGCCAAAGCAATTGGCGAGGTTCGGCTGCCAGACCTTGCGGATATCGGCGCCGGCCAAATCCTCGACGAGGTCGGTCAGGTCGCCCGGCATCGCCATGATGGCGCGGGCGAACATGCAGGTCAGGATCTCGTTCCGGCGCTTCCGGAACCCGTCCTGTGCGCGGAAATCCCGCAGGTCGCTGGCGCGCGCGGTCGCGTGGTCGATCCGCTCGGCCGGGAAAAGCGCGCCGACGAGGGCGAGCCCGTCGCTGACCGAGGGTTCCGGGTTCTGTCGGTCGGCGCTGACCGCGACGAGGCTCGCCCAACCGGCGTGCTGCTCGGACCATTGCAGCTGGAAGGCGACGAGGTCGAGGAGCAATTCGGGTTTCAGGAGCAGCGCGGTTTGCAGGGCGGTGCGGCGGATCGTCAGGAAATCCTCGCGCAGCACCTGGCTGATCTCGGGCTCCTCGGTGGCCTGCGGCGCGCCGTCGGCCGTGTCGCTGTCGGCCGACCTGGCGGCCTTCGGCGCGAGGCCCTCGATCACCTTCAGCTGGCCGCGGTAGTCGACATAGACGGCGCAGCCGAGCGCGGCGCGGGCATTGTCGTCAAAGGCGCCCTGCATCCGCTCCTCAAGCTCGGCCATCCGGTCGGCCTGGTCCTCGGTCAGGTCATCCATGCTGGCGAGGTCGTCATAGTCCTGCTGGTCACCCTCGGGCAGGTCGACCGGGTCGGGCTGGATAGTCCGGTAGCCGGTCAGCGTCTTGTCGTCATAGGGGCTGCCCGCGTGGGTTTTCAGGGTAAAGCCCCAGCCGCCCTCGGCCTGCACGCAATCGGCATCCTCGGTCAGGCGCCGGTCGAACAACTTGTTCAGGAGGCTTTCGTCGTGGAGGTAGATCGCGTCCGAAAAGAGGTCGCGCGTCGTCTTGCCGCCCTCGGCCTCATACAGGTCGACGGTGACATATTTCGCGCGGCGGTCGGTCGCGGTTGTCACCTCGCCGACGATCAGGCGCTTGATCGCCCATGCGCCCATGTCGGGTGTGTCGGCCAGCTGGGCGGCGGCCGCGTCCAACTGTTCGGGGCTGCCGGCGAGCGACAGGGCATAGAGCTGGTCGAGCGAGTGGGTCCCGGCGCGCAGCCCGTCTATGATGGTGTCCGGCAGGTGGGCGAGGCGCAGGCGCTGCTTGACTGCGCGTTCGGACACGGCAAATGCCTTGGCGATCATCAGCGGGCTGGCGCCGCCCGCGGCCATCCTGCCGTAGGCGCGGATTTCGTCGGCCGGATGCAGTTCCGTCCGGGCGGCGTTTTCGACGCTGGCCCAGAGGCGCGCGACCTCGGGGTCGTCGGTCACCTGGCAGGGCACTGATCCCGACCAGTCCCCGCGCGCGGCCAGAAGTTGCAGCGCACGCAGGCGGCCGCCGCCGGCGACCACGCCAAGGTCGTTCGGGCGGACCGGATCGCGGTAGGCAAGCAGGTTTTGCAAAAGGCCCGAGGCCTCGATCGACTCGGCCAGCGCCTCGATATCAGGGGGCGGCGGCTCCGACCGGGTGTTGAGCGGGTGCAGATAGAGCACATCGAGCGGCATCAGGACGATCGCGGCGTGGTGCGACATGTCGTTCATGCCCGGCCCCCGCTGGTGTTGGGGGCGATCCGGGCATAGGCCGCCGTCAGCCAGTTGCTGAGGAGCGCATAGTCGCTGCTGTTGGTCCGCGCGGTCAGCCCGAGGAGCTGGATCGAGGTCACATCTTCGCCCCGGCGCACCGTGGCGGCGCCGGCCGCCTCGAGCTTGCGGACCAGACGACGGCTCGCGTCAAATGGCAGCGCGGCGGTCTGCGAGCGCAGCACCTGGCTGACGTAATGGGCAAAAACCTCGATCTCGAGCGCGCGGCGCGGGTCGAGCGGCGGTGTTTCGGCGGTCGCAAGGCGGGTGTCGTGCAGCATGGCGGGCCTTTCAGATGAGGGTTTTGGTGAGCTTGTCTTTCGGCGCCACGACCTCGATCGCCTCGAGGACGATGTGCGGGCGGCCGGACTGGTAGGCGAGGTCCTGCGCCGCCTGGCGGGCGGCGGTCAGGTGCGGGTAGCGGTAGCGCGGCTCGGTTTTCGAGCCCGGGTGCGTCGGCTGCTGGCAGACCATCCAGAAACGGACAAATTCGGTCATGCGTGGAGCCTCGTCTGGCAGGCGGGCCGCGACCGGAGGTCGAGCGACGTGCGGACGACGCGCATGGCGCAGGTCATCCAGTCGCGCATCGCCTCCTCGGCCGTCTCGCCGGTGCCGAGGATGCCCTGAAACGAAAATTCGTAGAGGAGCGGGCCCCAGTGGCCATGGTCGGGCGGCAGGACGATGGTGCCGCCGTCGGCGATGATGGCGCCGGTAAAGGCGCGGAGCTGCATGGCCGGATCGTCGATCGCATGCAGGCAGGCGAGTGTCGCGGGAAGCGCGCCGTCGAGGATCATCACCACGCACCCCCTATCTGCCAGCGGACGAGCGCCGGGATCAGCAGGTCGGCGATGACCATCGCGACGGCAAGCGCGGCCAGCATCGCGGCCGAAAGGGCTGCCGTGTGGAGCGGGTTCCGAGGGTCGAATGGGGTGGGCTGCATGGATGCCTCCTGAGGAAAGCGGCCGGGCGTGTCCGCCCTGGCCATGCGCATGGGGTATTGTCCGGCCTACCAGCCGTCGCCGTAGCCGTAGCCGTCGCCGTAGCCGTCGCCGTAGCCGTAGCCGTCGCCGTAGCCGTCGCCGTAGCCGTCGCCGTAGCCGTAGCCGTAGCCGTAGCCGTCGCCGTAGCCGTCGCCGTAGCCGTCGCCGTAGCCGTCGCCGTAGCCGTAGCCGTCGCCGTCGCCGTAGCCGTGCCGCGTGTGGAAATGGAGCGCCTGGGTCGGATCCGGGACTTGCCCGGTGGTCACGCCGCTGTTGCCCGCGACGGACGGGGCGGCGGGGTTGGCCTGGGGATCAGCCATGTCACGCCGCCGCCGGCAGGGTGGCCCAGGCAGCAGGCGCGCAGTCGATCAGGTGGATCAGCGACGACAGCGGCGCGCGGACGGTGCAGGCCCAGTCGAGCTTGGTATCCGGCTGCGGGCCGTCGGCCGCGAGCTGGCCGAGGCCGGCGCTGGTGCCCCACCGGCGGATGCAACGCGCATCCGTGATGGTGAGGAAACCGTCGGCGACCGTGCAGGTGCCGACATAGACAAAGCCGCGGTCGAGAACGGCGATCTGGGGGATGCTGGGGTTGGTCAAAGGTGCCTCCATCGGGTTTCGATGGGGCGAGACATTATAGGTAAAAATAACTATGTCAACCGATGAATAGGTAAAAAGAACTACTTTTGGTTTCTTGCTCGTGCTAGGATGCGTAGACAAGTAGGTCTTGCGCCGTGCGTCCCTGCGCGCAATTCTGAACCGATCTGGAGGTTTTGAATGGACTACGAGAAGTTGATTGGCCTGCCGCTTGCACTACAGGTTGGCCTGGGAGCGGGTTACGCGGGCTATTCGATTGCGTATGCGGGGCTAAGGCGAGAGCATGACGCCGTCGATACCACGTTTCTTTCGCTTGCGTTTGGGGTTCCGGCGCTTTTGGTCGTGCAGCTGCGAGAAGACCTCGGACAGTTCTGGGCCGCAGTCTTGGCTATCGCGGCATCGGTGATATGTGCTGCCATATGGCGCGGATTCGGTCGGCAGATCTGGCATTGGCTCATGGGGTGCCTCCGAGTTCATCACGAGGACGGGACGGCAACGGCATGGGATGCGCTAATCCAACGGCCAGGCCTGCTGGTGCAACAGGTTTCAGTGCGCTGCCGGGACGGGCGGACGCTGTTTATGAATGTCCGCGACCCTTACATGCTCGGGCCGTACTCCGGACTGGTTTTGGGCCGAAATGGAGACGTTCTCATGGTGGTGGAGGAGGAAGGCGCCGAGGACGGTACAAGGCGCACACCGGAAGGGGTTGTGACCGGCAATGGCACTAGGTTGACCTACGTGCCTGCCGGGGAAATCAAGCAGGTCAACCTGCGCGTCCTGTGATCAGTCATTCGGATCGGTCTTGCCTTGTCCAGTCGTTGGTCTGGCGCCGGGCTTCACGCTGCCGTCGATGTTGCGGCTATCAGTGCGTTTTGGATCGGTCGATTTGATCCACTCGCCTAGGGATTCGCTCTCTTCCTCGTTTTTTGGTGGGATGTCATCATAGCCATGGTTTGTTCTCCTTGGGTGTTTGACCGAGCGCGTTGAGGGCTAGAAAGCAGCCGCTGCCCGGCCGAAAACGAAGCGCCAATCGGTGCCGTCGGACATACGAATGTTGCCCGAACCGCCAAGTCCGCTGGCCTCCCGCACAGACGTGCCAATGCCCTTCAGACCGTTTGAGCATTGCACCGGGAAGCTAATCGTAATGGATGTGCTCATGGCGTCGTATGTCCCGGCGCAGCGGACGTTGCCGCGCGATGCCTCAAAGGTGCCCTCTCCGGTCATGTGTGCCGTCGTAGTTCCGCGATAAATGTCGCCCTTAGGGCCAATGACAGCAACAGGAAGCGTGATGTCCGAACACGCTGCTAGGAGGGGGAGCAAGAATGCCGGGAGAGCCAAAGAAAGTTTCATAGCGAAGTCTCTCTATCCGATGTTGAAATTGTTAAGCGATTGTTAACCATGCCGCACAGAATGTTCTTGAATTGTTCATGATTTTGGCGGGTGCGACGTGACCGATTTAGATATTATTTGTTCTCTCCGAGCTCTGTTGGTTGAGCGGGATCCTGAGAAGCAACAAGCGCTGCTGCGTAGCCTAGAAGTTGGTGGCGGAGCGGCTCGGATAAGAGCGATACTAGCCGAGCAATCTCGATCTCCTCCGAAGTCCTTTCCGGAGCCATGAACTCGTTCACCGTGGTGCCGAGGGCGGCACAAATCTTCTCCATGGTGTCCGCCCTCGGGTTTTTTGCTTTTCCTGAAAACAGGCTGCGGATCGCGCTGTTGTTGAGTCCAGCTGCCACCGCGAGACCTGCGGCGGTAATTTCGGGATCGGCTGCGATGCGGGCGCGCAGTCGGCGAACAAACTCGGATTCCATCATGTAGTGAAATATGCCGGTTGGTGGATCGTGCCGCCATCGGTAAGGATACCTTGACTTGGTAGGTAAATATAACTATCCATGCTCGTCATGGAGCAGTTTCTCAAAGATGTTGAAGCATATGCAGCCGCGTGCGGTCTGAAGCCGACCACCGTGATACAGCGAGCAGTAGGAGCATCCGGTGCCGCTTGGGAAAAGTGGCGCTCGGGCGGATCCTGCTCGATGGCAACAGCTGACCGAATTCGCACATACATCCTGGAAAATCCTGCACCCAACGCATCCGCCAAACAGGAGGACGCCGCATGACGCGCCTCCCGTCATTCGACACGGATCTGCACTACCGCGCCGACTGGGCCGGCACCGGTGCGCAGCCCTGCGGCGGATGCGGCACGATTTATCTGGCCCTGGAGCTCGACGATGGCCGGCTGCTGCGGCTGCGGCTGTCACCAGCGGAGGCAAAGGCCATTTGCAATACGCTCGGGCAGGCGGCGGTTCTGCCGGTGCCGGATGGCGGCCGGTGCGGCGGGTGCCGCGACCTGTCCGCCAGATCGTCCGGCAATCCGCAGGTCGCGGGATCGAGTGTTGCGGAGGGCCAGAGCGAATGACCGCCGACCAGATCGTCAAGCGCCTGCCCGGGCGTGGCGTAACTGCCAAGGTCCTGATCGCCAAGGCGCGGATGCCAGCGGCCGTCGCGGCCGGGCGCGATGTGCCAGGTGCCGTGGGCGGTCTTCCAGGTCCAGTGCATGATGCGTCCCCCGTCATGTCAATTTCCACGCGAAAGGACGCCGCATGAACGCGACGCCCTCCCGTGCCTTTCACTCGTCTGACTCGTTACCACGCCCCGAGAATGGCATGGGCGCCATCGCAAAGTCTCACCCCAAAGTTGTGCAGCAAAGTTCTGCGATTTCAGGGCCATCGGTGCGTGAGATGGCCGGGGCTGCCGCGCATCGTCGTGCCATGGAGCTGGCGCGCGATGTATCACGGCGCAGTGCGCTGGCGGCGGCGGATGCCGATGGCGTGCTGCCCCTGGTGGCGGCCGGGTTCGGCGAATGGTTTCGGCCGGCGTTGCAGCGCTGGCTGCAGCTCAATTTCGACAATATCGAACATGTCAGCCGGGCGTTCGGGGTGCGGCACTCGACCGCCGCCAATTGGTGGAACGCCAGGAACTGCCCCGGCGGGGAGCCGGTCGGCGTGGTGTTCCTGTCGTTCCCGGCAGCGGTCGCGTGGTTTCTGGCAGAATGGCGGGGGCATTGATGGGCGAGGTTCTGGCCTTTCCGGAAGACGACAGCGCGTGCATGACGCTGACCGCAGATGTCTCGCCATTTTTCGCGGACCTCGACCAGATCGTCGAACGCGCGGCGCAGGATGCCGGTGCGGCCGCAGACCTGACCGCATTTTTCGAACGCGCCGCGCGCGGGATCGAGCGCATCGGCCATTTCAAGGTCGAGTTCCTGCCGGACCGGCGGATCCGGCTTTCCGCGCATCTGTCGGATAGCCTCGCGCGGCTCTTTGAGGCCGAGGCTGGCCCGGAGGTCGTGCGCGATGAGTGACAAAGTTTTGGGCCAAAGTTCTGGAAACCCGGCGCGGGGTCAAGCGCACTCCCTGCTGGAACCTCGGGCGCGGTCTGCTCGCCGCGCCCGCTTTTTCCCTTTCCCTGCCCGGCGCCTTGCCGGTGCAGCCGGTGCCGCCGCCACCTTGTCCCTGGCCGCGCGGCACCGGTCCAAATCACGGATGGCGGCATGATGCGCACCATTGATGTCGCCGGCCTCGATGCCCCGGACGCTGTCTCGGCCGGTGCGGTGCCCGAGCTGCGCTGGCTCAGGATCACCGATCTGGTGATCGACGACGCATTCCAGCGGCCGCTGGAAAAACATGGGCTGCTCGCGGTCAAGCGCATCGCGGCCGCGTTTTCCTGGGGCAAGTTCGCGCCGGTCGTCGCCTCGCCGGTCGTCGGCGGTCGGTATTCGCTAATCGACGGACAGCATCGGACGCATGCTGCTGCGCTTTGCGGTTTTGACAGCGTGCCGGCGATGGTCGTCGTGCTGACGTCCGGGGACCAGGCGGCGAGTTTCGCGGCAATCAACGGCAATGTCACGCGGATCACCGGATTTCACGTCCTCAAGGCGGCGCTGGCGGCGGGCGAGCCCTGGGCGGTGCGCAGCCGCGATGTGGTGGCCGAGGCCGGTTGCCGGCTGATGACCTATCAGCCCTCGGCGGTCCTGCGCGGGCCGCGCGAGGTCTACTCGATTGCCCTGATCCGCAGAATGGTCGAGCAGGGCCGCGCCGATGTGGTGCGCGCGGGACTGGCTGCGCTCGCGGGGCTCGAGGCGGCCAGGGCCGAGCATTTCAGCGAGGCGATCCTCAGACCCTGGTTCATGGCGATCCAGTCGGGCAGCGCGCGCATCCTCGGGGCCGACCTCGGCCAGTTTTGCGCAGAGCATGACCTCGTGCAGATGCAGGCTCTCGCCGTCCGGATCTCGAAACAGCCCGAGTTTCGCGGCCGCACGATCCTCGACCTGACGCAGGCGGCCTATGCGGCGACGCTCGCGAAATGGCTCGGGCCGGACAATCTGCCGGTCGTGGTGCGCGAGGGCGAAGATGCGGTGGCCGCGCGCATGGCGGCAAGGGCAAAGGCCGACGTGGCGGCGCAGCGCCGGGCGGGCGTGGCATGAGGGGGTATCATGACTGAGGGTAGTATTGGCAACACGGTTAGCGGCGATCTGCTCCGCGGCTATGTCGAGCGGCTGGAAAAGCTGTCCGAGGACAAGAAGGCCGTCGGCGATGACGAAAAGGTCGTCTTTGCCGAGGCAAAATCGGCCGGTTTCGACCCGCGTTATATCCGCGCGATCCTGAAGCTGCGCCGCAAGTCACCATCCGAACGCGAAGAAGACGACGCGATGCTGGACCTTTACGCCTCGGCGATCGGGATGGCGCGCGAGACGCCGCTTTTCCGGCATGTGCAGGGGATGGGCGTCGATGTTGCGGCGCGCGAAAACGTCATCGAGGCGCTGAAACTGCTGGCGCCGATGGATGGCGAGATCACGATCAAGGTCGGCTCGGCCCCGCGCATGCGGCTGTCGCGCGACCGGGATGGCGTCCGGATCGAGGAGGTGCCGGATGCACCGCCCGCCCAGGCGGGCGCGCCACCGGCAGAACGTGGCGCGCAGGCGCGGGGCATGAAGGAGCCGGTCCCGAACTGCACGCCCGAGCAGGCGTTTGACATCGGCCGGCAGGCGCGGCGCGATGACAAGCCGGTCATCGCTAACCCGTTTCCATGGGACGATCCGCGGCGGCGCCATTGGGACGAGGGCTGGCGCGCCGAGGACGGCGGCGACGGGATGGGCCCGAAATGAGGCGGCGGCCGCAGGAGATCGGCGAAGAGCTGCTGGCGTTCGGCGATGTCCTGATGCCGGACGAGGCGCAGGAGCCGATCCTCGCGCGCCCGGTGCGCGGGGCGCTGCTGGAATGGCTGACCGAGATCTGGGCGGCGACGGAACTGGCCGAGGCCGGGCTGAAACCGCGCTTTCGGGCGCTGTTTCACGGCGCGCCGGGGACGGGCAAGACGACGCTCGCCCATCATCTGGCCGCGCGGCTCGGCCTGCCGATGGTGGCCGTGCGGCCGGACCGGATCGTCGATCGCTGGCTCGGCGCATCCGGACGCAACCTGGGCGCGCTCTTTGATCTGGCGCGGCCGGCGCCCGAGGGCGAGGGGCCGGTCGTCCTGTTTTTCGACGAGTTTGACACGCTCGGCGCCAAGCGCGTGGCTGGCGCGCGCGACGCGCAGGAGGAGCGCAACAGCAACACCAACATCCTGCTGCAGCGGATCGATGCGCATGACGGGATCATCATCGCCGCGACGAATTTCGGCAGCGAGATCGATCCGGCGGTCTGGCGGCGCTTTGATATTCACATCGCGGTCGAATTGCCGGGGCAGGAGGAGCGCGAGCGGATCATCGCGCGCTACCTCGATCCCTACGGCCTGCCACCGCTGGCGCTGCATCAGTTGGCCCTGTCGCTGGAGACCGCGTCGCCGTCGCTCATCCGCCAGCTCTGCGAGGGGCTGAAACGCAACCAGATCCTCGGGCCGCGCCTCGGCTGGAATATGCACAAGGGCCGCGTGATCGAGCGGCTGATTGCCGCGATCGAACCGCACCCGACGCTCGGCCGGCCGCGCCTGTGGGCGCTCGGCGCCGCCGATCTGGCGGTCGAGCGGATGATCTGGCCCCTGCCGAGGGTCGACGAGTTGGGCGCGGCGCCGGAGGAGGATGTCGTCGAGCCGGGCAATGTCGTTCGTCTGATGGGGGGAGCGGCATGAACCAGAACCGATCATCGGCCGTGATGCAGCAGCGGGCGGAGCCGCATGACAGCCTCGACGATTTCCCGACGCCGCCCTGGGCGACGCGGGCGCTTTGCGAATTTTTGCAGAACCCCTGGGATGAGATGGACGAGCAGGGGCCGTCACATGCACCGACGACCTGGCCGATGACTGTCCGCGAGCCTGCGGCCAACCGGGGCTACATGGCGCGGCCGCTGGCTGACTATTTCGGGCAGGTCGAGGCTGGCGATATCCATGACTACGGCATGGGCTATCCGGTCGGCGACTACCTGTTCGGCCCGCTGCCGCAATCTGTCGACTGGACGATCACCAATCCGCCCTTCCGGCTCGCCGAGCAATTCATCGAGCGCGCGCTCGCATCGTCGCGGCAGGGCGTGGCTGTCATCGTGCGCGCGGCCTTCCTTGAGGGGCAGGCGCGGTATCGGAGCCTGTTTTCAGTCAACCCGCCGGCGGCGATCCTGCAATTCACCGAGCGCGTCGTGATGCACAGGGGCCGCGTGACGGCCGATGGGTCGACCGCGACCGCCTATGCCTGGCTGGTCTGGACGGGCTGGATCGACCGGCAGCGCCAGACCGAGTTTCGCTGGATTGCGCCCTGCCGCAAACGGCTCGAGCGGCCGGGTGACTATGACGTCTGGCCGAAGGCGGTTGCGGCATGAGCGCGGTGCAGGACAGGACCAACGACCTGACCGCGCTCGAGCGGGTGCGGATCTGGCGCATTGGCTTGGCCGAGGGGGCGGTGATGCAGCTTTCGGTCGAGATGGTCGACGCGGTGCTGGTCGAGGTCGCCGCGCTCCGTTCCAGTCGCCTGAGGCCGCTCGACCTGCCGCGCGAGATTACGGATGCCGCCTGGGCCGCTATCGAGCCGCAGATCGATGCGGCGATGCGCACGCATTGGGCGCGCACGGCCGATGCCACCATCCGCGCCGAGGTCGCCGAGCGCGTCACAGCGCGGTTTCACTGGATCCTTCTCATCGGGGCGGCACTCAGCCTCACGCTCAACGGGTGGCTCGGATGGTGAGCAACGCCGACGGGGTACTGGCCGATTTCGCCGATGCGTGGGAGCGTGGCGATCGCTATGCCGAGCTGCGGGCCCGCTTTGGCCTGTCGACCAGTGCGATAACCGAGCTGCGCCGCAAGCTCGGCCTGCCGCCGCGCGGCAAGGACTGCTATGCTAAGCCGGCGAAAGACGCGCCGGCCGAGGCCGAAATCCGGCTGCCCTACATGGCGCCGCACCCTTTCTGGACGCCGGCGCGCGATCTGGCGGTCCTGCAGACGGCCGGGGTCTACCGCGCCATCGAGGCGCTGGCCCGGGATCTGGGCAAGCCCGCTGCGGTGATCCTGCAGCGCTGGCACCGGCTGAGGGCGGCGTGATGGCGCGGCGGCGGATCCATCACATCACCATCCGGGGGCGGACCTGGCCGACCGTGCAGGCGGCGGCGGCTGCGCTCAGGGTCAGCGAGGGGCTGATCTACAAGGCGCTCAAGGCAGGAACGCTGGACGAGGTCGGGCGCAACAGGCGTTTCGGCGGGCATCAGCCGATGCCGATCGTGATCCGGGGGCAGGCCTTCCGGAATGCCCGCGCGGCCGCGCGCCATTTCGGGGTCACCCGTTCGGCGATCTATCAGGCCCTGTCGCAGGCTGACCCGGATCGGATCGGCCTGCCGCGCGGTCGGAAGCCCGCGCGCGCCACGCCGGTGACTTTCTGCGGGCGGAGCTGGCCCTCGATGGCGGTCCTATCGCGCGCTTTGGGCCACAACCCGGGCTATGTCTCGCACGCGCTAAAGCACGGCCGGATGGCGGCCCTGACCGATCAGGTGATGGCCCTGCTGATGCGCGAGGCCGCGCGAAATTCGAGAGGCGGAATCACCCGCCCGGATCATGAGGTTAGAGGGGCAGCGGGATGGGGCACGAAAGCGGCATAGCCGATGATTTCTGGGTCTACCCGCTGAAGTGGGGGGAAACCGTGGCGGACCAGGACTGGTTTCCGCTGCATTTTCATTCGCTTCTCGGCTCGCAGTTCGTCGCCGAGGCCTGCGTTGGCGGCGAGAGCGGTCGGGCCGGGGCCTTCACCGCTGTCCTTCTCTGGTGCGAGGCGTTCAAGCAGGATCCGGCTGGCACACTGCCCGACAATGACGTGGCGCTCGCGCGGTTTGCGGGGTTCGGGCCTGACATCGAGGCGTGGCGCAAGGTCAGGGACCTCGCGCTCAGGGGCTGGTGCAGCTGCCAGATCGATGGCGATGAGCGGCGAAGTCAGGGACGGCTCGGGCACCGGGTCGTCGCCGAACAGGCGGTCTATGCCTGGAACCGCAAGAACGGACGCAAGCTCGGCCGGGACGCGGCGCGCCTGTCCAACATCAAGTGGAAAGTCCGCCAGCAGATGGAGAAATCCAAGCGGCCCGTGCGGCTCGTCTCGGACGACATGCTGATCACGCGGCTGGCCGAATGGCTGATCCAGTCGGGCCTGCATGTCACTGCCGAAAACGTCGCGTCGGGGCTCGCAACGATGGGTGTGCCGTCGGTCGTCCAGATGGTCCGGGGCGGCGAAGAGCAGGTGAGAGACCGCTGAGATATCACTGAGAGATTGCTGAGATATCTCAGTCTCTCTCACCGAAATCTCAGCGAGATTTCATGGGATTAAGGTGAGAGAGCCCTACAAGACAGGACAGAACATCACATTACAGGACAGGACCTTTCTTGTGGTGGTGAGAGATGAGCCGAAGCGCTTGGCGCGGGCAAAAAAAGGGGCTGGTGAAATGGGCGAGGCGGCGATGGACGGGCATCAGGATGGCGAGGCGCATGCGGAGACGAAGCGCGGGAAGGTCAGGCGGATTTTGCTCGATCCCCTGGGCTTCCGCTGGCCGAAGGCGGTGGACGAGGGTGAGGGGCGCAGGCGCCTCGACCGGCTGGCCGATGATCTGGGCTACATGTCCGAGGGGCGGCTGGCGGTCCTCTGCGACATGCTCCGCGGCAAGGGCGAGGGGTCGGCGAAAAATCACTGGCCGGACCATGCGACGTTCATCGGCTGGGCCGAGGTGGTCGAGCCGCGCCCGCTTGAGGAATTGCCGGCGCTGATGAGCTGGCTTGCCTCGGTCGAGGGGCCGCGCGCCGAGGCCGCCGGGACGCTGGTCGAGACGGTCGATTATGTGCGGGTCCGGAAGGTGCCGCCCGTGACGCCGCAGGCCCGCGCGGCCGTCGCCGAAAAGGCGGCCGAAGCGGAGCGGCGCTTGCAGATCCTGGGCGAGCGGCAGGCGGCCGGAATGTCGGTCGATCCGGCTGAGGTCGCGTGGGCGGACTGGTATCGCGGCCAGATGGAGGCGGCCAAGGCGCTGGTGGCGCGGGCGCGGGCCGGAAAGGACGCGGCATGACGGGTGATGTGCCATGCAAGGGCCCGGTGCGGCTGGACCGGGCGAAGCAGGTCGCGCAGGCGGGGGCGGAGCGTTTGCGCATGGAGGCGGCGCTTGCGGCGGGATCGGTGCCCGTGGCCTGCGGCGCCGACATCCCGGTCGCGCCGGCGCGCGGGCCATTGGTCGAGTTCACGCCGATCCGTCTGGTGCCGGGCCATGTCGGCCTGGCCGAAAAGACCGGCCATTGGGCGCGGGGCGAGGCCGAGCGGCGGAGGGGTGCCAGGCGCGAGGATGTGTTCGACCGGATCGAGGCCGAGGCGCGGAAGGCGTATCGGGCACGGGGCGATGATGCGGGCCACTTTGTCGCGCCCCTGACGCCGGCACAGATCCAGATCGGCCGGGACTACCGCGACCTGGTCGAGCGTCACGCGGCGGGCGGCATGCGCTGCGCATCGCTCGAGACGGCGGGGCGGCGGCAGGGCGGCGGCGGGGGTGAGTTCATCGACGCCTATGTGGCCGAGGGGCGTCGGCTCGATGCGATGCGGCGTCGGGTCGGCGATGGCGCGGCGCTGGTGGTGCGGCGCATGCGGCCATCGCGGCGCGGGACGCGGACGACGATGATGGACCGGGCCATTGTAGATATGGTCTGCCTCGAGGACATGGACCCGAGTGCCATCCTCAGGCGGCATGGCTGGTCGGTGCAGACCTCGACCCTCGCGGCGCTGCGGGTGGCGCTGGCGGGCGCCCTGGACCGGATGATGGGCTACGATCTCGGTTGATCGCAAAATAGGGGATTGACGCTTAACACAATCGGATGCATGTCTGTTGACATCATCCAAAGTTGCGCCCGCCGGGGAAACCCGGGCGGGCGTTTCCATTCCAGCGGTCACGCACTGGGTGCCGCCCGGCCTTCCAAGCCGTGGCGCGCGCGTTCGATCCCCGCTGCCCGCTCCATCGGACACCAGAGCGCGCCCGCCGACAGGCGCGAGCAAAGGTCAGGCCGGCCATGTGGCTCGAGGCCTGACCACCAGGCACTGCAGCGGCGGGGCGGTGCCACCCCCTTCGGGTCCTTCCGGGCAATCGACGCTATGCGGGGCGCGAGG